TTTAATTGCCTTGAATACGCCGGAGGCATCCCAAGCGTTGCCTGGGTATGCTCTTAACGAAAAGAAATAACGATCATCAAGAAAAGTATTTTCAGTGGTATAGGCTTCATCACCCGTCGTTGGTCGGGTGAGATATGGGATTGCGACAATTGCCTCTGAAATGTCTTTACCGGCTGAATTAACTTGACCGATTTTCTGTTCTCTTGCTGCTCCCTTGGCGAAAGCAATTGACGCAAAGTCTTTGGCGGTTTCACTGCTAAATTCTACTTGTTCGAGACTTTCTTCGACAGACAGTTTTACGCCACTAGCGTTGTCAGGGATTGAACCATACCCGGACCACATTCCACGAGGACCAGTTGCTGGTGGATAAGAATTACTACTAAAATCTAAAACAGGAGTCTCCATAAATGGACTAATAACCCATTGACGTAGGGAGTCATTTTGCTCCCTAACTTCTTTAACCTTTCCTAGTGAATCCCTAATCACCTCTCTTTGTATTGACAAACCATCCCACTTAATAGAGCTTGTAATCTGCATAGCTGATGCTTTTGCTGGAGATGGGTTGGAAGTATAATCTGAACCAGCAATAGAGGCAAACATTGCATCCATCCTCTCATTCGAAAAGCTCATAGACACTTCATTAAAATACTTATTCCATGAAAAATTCTCACGCACATTTGAAGAATTAGCAGAAAATTTAAGCGTCATGACAGATTTTCCATAAAAATATGGCGGTGTATAGGGTGCATATCCCGGCGCAGATACCCGAAGTGTTGGTGTTGCATCGCCATTCATAAATTCGGTTTTTCCCCATGTCTCTTTCATTCCTGCCAAAACAGGTGGACCAAACAATCTTCCATCGTAAAACGGAACATCTCGAAAACCGGCAGCCCCCGTTAGGGGAATTAAGATATCTTGATTATCCTCCTGCATCATCACTAAATCCGGTGTCTTTTCAAGAGTTATGTTCATATAGTAATCATAACCCTCCTGTAAGCTCTGCCCAACATCGCCCTGGTTCTTGGAATAAATGGCTTTCAGTTTTTCTCCTTGTAAGAAAAAATTTGGAATTTCAGCGAAGAAGTTGTTTGTTGCCGCTTTATAAAGATTGTATTCTTTTGTGTCTTTTGCTGCGGTTCTTTTAACTTGATCGATTGAGGTCCAAGGTTGACGAGGAGAATTTCGTTGGTAGGTTTGATCTCCCGCGTAATTATTTCCGCGTTGTATGTATTGCCATGTTGGAGTTAACAAAAACATTTTAGAATTGCCGGATGCGCTCGCGGGTAAGCCGACACTACCTAGAGGGTCGAGAATACTTTCGAAGCCAATTCGATAATTTATACTAGAACTTATTGCAGCATTAGTAAGAACGCCTGACCCAGCAAGAGAAAGCGATGAACCAGTCAAGGCTCCCCAATCGACTGCTATTCCTGACTTAATGGTATTATACATAATACCGGGCGCATAATACGGTTGGAGCAAAGATTGTAATGCCAGAGCACCCGACTGTGCAGAGTTTGATGAACCGTCAGATGCACCATGTCGCCAGCCGATGCCGTTTACATATGGAGCAATTGATTGTGAAAATAATGAGGCGAGCTGCAAAGTTCTTTGCTGTGGATAGAAACCGTCATAAGGGAGCAGCTTTTTAACCCCATTACAGCGCAAAGTTATTTCAGATTTCTCATCAGGATATGAGCCTTCAAATTCTCCAAAATATTTTTGGAAATCAGAATTAGAATAATCATTAAAGAATTTCTCATCAAGCTCGCGGATACCAGTTGGGAGCGTCATCGCTGGAAATTGGGTTGGGGCGCGGAATTCTTCAATATTTGCACTGGATGTTATATTGCCACCTGGCAAAGACAGAATCTTATCATTCTGGCTTCTGAAATTGTATTTTAAATAATATGGCATATGTTCAGAAATCTTAAACTCTGGAATAACTGTCAAGCTTTTTCCAAGACCTCGAATATCTTCTGCATATTCTTTGTATGAATCAAAGAATGGTTTTTTGCCTGAAAGTTCTTCTGTGCGCCATTCTAATGGTCGATTTGCCATTAAAGACTGCGTATGTTGTGTTGGGGAGATTCCATATGCCGATGCCGAAAACTGCCCAGGCGATAAGGCTGGAAAGTGATAGTAATATGCTGAAGCTGTGGGATAATGCACAGAAGTATATTGTAATCCGCCCGCAGGAACATTACCGCTAACATTGGTTCCTGCCCAACCTTCCCAGGTCCATGCGTTGGCAGAGTTAAGTTCACCCATGTCAGCAAAATTGTTGATTGATACGCCGCCACTTATTCGATAATTACTAAACGCCCAGTTTTGTTTGAGTCCAGTCCGAAACACCCAATCCAACTCAGCGACAATTGGTGTTTTACCCAGACCGTAAATACTTGTGGCAAATCCATCATAATATCCTTGAGAATTTGGTAGTGTGCTGGCTATACTATACCACTTAGACTCGTTGTTGCTCCCGCCGAGAGCCACGACTCCAAGATTTGCTCCACCAGGAGTTATTCCAGACCTCCTATTCCTATACTTTGCTTGGTTTCTCCAATAAGTCCTTCTCTCCAGTGGTCCGCGATCAATGCCGTTTGTTCCATTTGATAAAGACGCTGAAATTGTTCCATCAGCATTTAACGTTCCATTTGCAACTTCCGCGTAACCTATTCTTCCGCGTGTTTGTGCCAAACCAGTGTTAGTCGAACGAGGATAAATGATTTCTCGATATTCCACTGATGACAAATCTGCGTCGAGAGAAGCATCTGCAACGATCCGATCATAAACTTCCACTGAACCATTTGTGTCGGACTGGAGCAACCAATTGGCAATGGAACCACTATCGGAAGTTCCATCATTGGTCGGACCTTCAGAAAAGAGACATTTATTGTTACCGTAAGTATGTCTTAGTGTGATCGGTTGAGACACTGTTTCGCCCACTGGTGCCGAATGGACGGTGTTGAGTGGGCGATATTTGAACTCTACGGGTGGTTGGACAAAATTTCTATATTGATCTGTTCGACCAGTTGAGCTAGATTTTAAAATTGAAAGAATGTTATTATTCTTATGATACCGCGCAACTGGTGTTTCGCCTGTGCGGATTTGCTTCCAAGAAGGATAGCCATAAGGACCGTTAAGGTTGTTGAGGTATGTGCCAATTGCACCAGATGCTGCCAAGTCAGAACCTGTAAAAAAGCAAAATCCTGGATAAACTATGTTATTGTCGCGACTAACATTAACTACTATGCCCGATATTGAAGCACCTTCCTCGTGAATAGAGGCATCCGGCAACAATTTTGTGATAATTGGCTTAGAACTCTTATAAAAAGTCGTCCAAGTGTCCGTACCATTGTCATGTTGGTAAAAGATATTGTTATATTGCCGAGTTATTCTAAATTTCCACCCGACCTGATAAACACCAGCGCCCAAGCTAAATACAGATGAACCATCTTCCCAGATCTCCACATCCGATGCTTGAAGTTCGATGGAGTATTCCATATCGCTAAATGCAAGATAGGCTGGGCTACCGCCCGAGAAATGTGCAGGGGGATTATCATTTAATCCCACGAAAAGATAGGCGTCTGTTTGATCAGCGGTAAACTCTATATATCCATTACCATTTATTTCTTGTGTGCCTGCTGCTGCGCCGTCCCAACCATCAGCTGATGTCTTGGTGAGTTTGGTGCCGTTCTCTGTTAAAGTGACATTTTTTAGGTCATACCACCCAGCTTTTACACGAGACTTTGAACCTATATTCCCAAAAAGACCATACTTGTATGCAGATGGGGATTTCAGTGATGTGGGCAACACCGGAAGCATATTAACATAATTAACAGGATATAATTCTCCGTTTTCAATCGGATCGAAACCCCAATTGCTTGCAGATGAAAACTGAACTGCCGACGCAGTTGTGGAAGTGCTTCCAGATGGAACAGAATAGTTGGAAGCATAACCAGATGGTTGGCTTTTGTATAGATCATAAGAATCATTTATCCACGCATATTGCAATTCACTTTGTGGAATTGCGTGTTGGACATACCAGTTGTCGTATCTTCCGCTAGAAATTTTAACATTTTTAACCGATGACCGTCCATAACTGTAATTGCCGTCATGGTAAAGCCACGCCCCCGCTTTGAATGAAGTGTATGAACCTGGTCCATCATATGGCAATTGAGTTTTAAAAAAATCTTTAAAGACGTTACTTCCGGAAGTTCGCTGAAAATAAATATTATCCCCTTCACGCACAATGCGAAATCTTTCGTTCGGTGTCCATGCAAGATAACCGTTTGGGACGCTTACTGTGTGTACAGTTCCTCCATTAATAGTACAATAAATTCTTCCCCTAGGCACCGTTTGCCAATCAAGAGTAATGTTCGCAATCGAATCGAGATAAGCATTAGAAGACACACCGAAGAAGCCGACTGCAACACTTCCGGAATAATCAGTGTTTGATTCTGGTTCATGTACTTGAAACTCTACAAAACCATTCATTCCCACTCTTTGTTCTGATATGGCAACACCATTATTGTAGGAAGTGCCCGCGTTTAGTAACTTTGTTAAATAAACATCATTATTTTGATATGATGGAACCGCACAGCCATCTACAATGTTCCACCACACATACTTGGATTGTTCTTTAACATTACTCGCATTTACAAATGGGTTTCTATTAATCTTATGATAAGAGGCGATGACCCCATCATAAGATAGTGCATTTGTACGATGTTCTACAGGACTAGTTCCATCGCCTGGACTTCCTGTTGGACTAATCCCAAATTGTCCACAGTGTTCTGTTTGCCAACTTTGTAATGCATTTCTGACAGTTAAGTTGCGATAATTCAGTCCATTATAAATTCCAAATTCTTCGGAATTAGTGTCCAAGTTGCCGCGAGTCACTTCAGGTCCACCAGGTGCAGAAAACCGTTCCACAAAAATAAATTTGTTACTTCCCGTCAGATCATATCGAGGCAGAGCATAATCAATAACACCCGAGAGGTAAGTTGAGGAAGCTGTCACAAAATTAACGTCAGGGACAAAACCTTCAGACTTTACAAAGTACCTATTGTTAATTTTTCTACCAGAAGTTTGTACAATCTGATAATCATGTTGATAGTTGCCAGCAACTTGAGAGCCGGTTCCCCATTTAATGTTTGCAATATTTAATGGTCGTTTTGCGTATGCATCACGAATCATCGTTGCACGAGGTTGGTGAGCTGATCGATGAGATATTGTTAAGGTGTTAGCATCCATTGACAAATCCCAAGCTTCGGGTCTTGTAAGGGTTGTATCCGTTGATGCAGTGTTAACATTTACATGTCGATGCTGTCTTCCGCCGACATGCGCTTCAGTAAATGGACCTTGAACTGGAATCCCTTTATCATCACCGTAAATGTCATCATGATAATTATTAATATCCCACCGATTAAAATCCTTGAGAAATACACTTTCATATCCTGATTGTACTGAAGAACTATAGATGCTAAAGGGTGCGAAAATGCGAGATTTCCCACTCAAATATCCCTCTGGATCAGTAGAATTAGCAACTTTTGCATCTAATTTAAATTTCGAATTAGGATCTATTACATCCTCGCACCCCTCTTTAGCAGGAACACTCGCAGCTGCAATAGTAAGTTGTTCTGATGAATCAAATTTAAGAGCTTCGTGAGTATATTCAACTGTTTTATTTTTTGCAAAATTTGATCCGCCATGAATTTCCGGCGATTCATCAACTGTCAATTTATAAGGTTTTGTAAAGTTTCTTAAAGCATATGCTTGCCCTGTATAAGTTGTTGTGGTGGATGTGGAATCCCTTGAAACTGCAAGGGTTGGACCGCTTCCGCTTTTGAAATCATTTGCCCTGCGAATTGTATTTCTGTCAGTATCAACACTCGAAACGCCCGAAGTGATATTAGGATTATTTCGTTCTGTACGATCCAACCACCACTCACAGTTTGAATCTGTTGCGGTGGTGGGGATTGGGGCTAAGCCTCGTTTCCCAGAATAAAGCATTTCATTGATGCCGCGAAGACCAGCTTCCGGATCACTTGCTTTCATCTCAAGTGTTGGAAATTTATTCCAATATTTATTTCGCTCTAGGACATGACTTTCAACCATGTTGCGTAAATCTTCAGTAAAATTGGCTGATGCTGGAATTAACTGTTGAAGCATTAATCCTATGGAAGAATCAATCCACTTATAGTATTCCATAAACTTCTCAAAGTCAGGAGTGTTTTGCACTCTTTCGAAGTAAAGGGATCTTAATTTTTCTAAATCTTTATAATCTTGACGATAACGATTAACTGGCGCACCGATCAAATCATTGAAGGCAACAATTGTTCCAAAATAGTTAATAATTTGCTCTGAAACAATTCCATACATACTCTTTTCAAATGCAAAATAGTAATCTATGGGGCGTGAGTCTCTTGTAAAAATCTGATTAGTTGTGTCATCAATGATCGAAACCATATCAGAGCTATTCCCAACTTCAGGTAGTTGCTGTTTCGCTGACTGAACATATCTGCGGTCGATGGAACCAGTGTCCGATGCTTCAAAGTCGTAGCCCAAGCCAGTGTGTTGATATTTGGCGATTGGTCCTAGCCATCCCCATCGATTTGCCAGAGACACAGAGCCCGAAGAAACATCGGGAACAACAAATTGTCCCGATGCATTAGAGCCCGTAATCGTTTCGAAATCCCAATAAAGCGCCAGAGTCTCCATTTGAGGTATATTAACAACGTTATCCCCCAAAGACTGGCTCATTTGTGATATATAAGCGTTTTTATAAGGATATTGGGAGCCAAAGTTGCCTACGTCTTGTGCGTGAGCCTTAATGACGCTGTTGTCCAGATAATCCATCCAAACACGAGCAGAAGAAATTTTTGAATCGGCTCTTTGTAATATGCCTCCATCAAAGTTAGTTCTATGAGCGCCGACAAAAAACCTTTTATTAGCTGATAGGAATTTCCTAGCGCCATTAGAGGAGATTGTTGAGGATGCCTCAAAGGAGTTTACGAGAACATCCAAGACATAATTGTAACCACTGAACTCGATATCATAACTGCCAGTTGCACTTCCCGCAACACCATCAGCTTGAGGGTATTTGGAAGGTTTTATTTTAACAGCAAAATTCCACTTTGAATCATCATAAACATTTCTGAACACACTACTGGTTAATAGTGGGAAAAATCCACCCGAGGAACCAGTTAATTGAAAGTATGCATCAGAAGAATGGATGCCTGGGCGCACTGATTGTACTTGGAAGTTTCCAACATCGGGGCTGCCCCAATTACCGGATGTCCCTAAAGTATGGCAACCGTAAATTGAAGCCGTAACAAAATCATTCGAAACGTAATAAGGACTGTTAAAATCTAGTTTATCTGGAAAAATGACTTCCGCTTCATACGTGTTTCCGCGAAATATCATCTCGGCGCTTGAGCTGACATACTCTCTCGAATTGACATTTAAACTGGACGTTTGTTGAAAAACTGTTGCGCCGAATCTGGTAGATTTATTAAAATCAGCATAACGCTTCTTTACAACTCTAAAATCTTTATTATCCCTGAATTCATAAGAGGTGTTGCTGGCATACAAGTTTAACTTAACCAACTCCTCATCAATACCATAGCACCTGATAAGGTTTCTAAATGATTTCTCAGTGCCCTTTGTTTTGAAAATATAGTTTAAGTTATTGTAAATGTTTTGATAAATTATATTCTTTGTTTCGTTTAGCTTTTTGGAATAACTCTGGACATCATTTCGAGATGCAAAATACTCTAATGCAGTCGCATTCTCTAACACCTCTGACGTTACAAACCCTAAAGAATTTACAAGTTTGTCGGCAAACGGGTACGGCTTATTGCTTCCAGAAGGGTATTTTAATTCTTTTAACTTAGGAACTGCCTCAATTTGCAGTTGCAGTGTATCAAAATAACTGCCAAGAATTTGAGTAAGATCTTTCAGACCATCGGAATTATTACTCTCGTCCTCCTCGATTATCCATGCGGGGAAAGAGTGGTAAAGGCTGGCGTTATTTTGTTGGTCATAGACCAAACCTTCAGCGGTCTTATCTGTTCTCAAACTGACTACATCAGGATGGTTAGAATAAATAATCGGGTCTTTAAATTCAGATTTTGCTGCCTTGGAAATGACCATAGCAGAGCCCGTAAAGCGAGATCCGTAAGTATATCCAGTCCACGCTCCATTAGTGGTTCTCCCTGAATAATCTAAAATTATTGCGTCATTTGGAACTGATGCGGTTGTATTATTAATACCTTCATTGAATTTATAATATACGCCCAGATCAAGAGGGTTCTCATAACTATATTTCGTTGACGCACTTGCCGCATTCGTAATATCACTATTAGTTCCACCATTAACAGAGGTGAACCAATATTTACCAATTTTTTCAGAAGTCCTTATCCTTCTCCAATATCGAAAATCGTCTAAAGAAGCAGATAACTTTCCTGCTCCAATGGCACCATATGTACCAGAAACAGAAGTCACTAAAGAACCAATAGTGGCAATCATCGAGCCCGTCACTTGACCGATACTTGAACCAGCCACCACAGAATGGGCTAGCTGACCGTTGCAATATAACTTCCCAAACATTTGGCTTCCAGTATTTTGGAAGGATAGGGCATAATGATTCCAGGAGCCGGTTAGTGAAACACTTGAGCTTAGAGAGATGGTTGTGCTATGAGGACCGGTAATGTCACTTCTATAAGAAAAGCCAGCGGATCCTGACCGTAGTTCGATATTGAAAACAGGATCCAGGACATCAGTGCTTGCGCCACCTGTTAATTCAACACGAAAGCGACCGTAATCAGAATTGCCAAAAGTTCCACTGTTCCATAAATCAAAAACAATTTCTTTTGACGACTCATCGGAGCTGTCATAGTCATCTTTATTTAACCAAAATTCTAAAGTTAGCCCGTTGTCCCCTTGAATCTCAAGGTTATACCTACCAAAACTAGAGGTGTTATAAAGATTATAATCTTTCCAGTCATTTCTTAGGCTCCCGTTTCCGATAGCTGGATGTGGAGAGCCCTTAACAAAGATATATTCCTTCGATGCAGCAGAAAAAGTATCATAACCACCAGCATCGGCTATTGGTGTGCCATAATTTTTTCCAACTAAAATAAATCCATTTGTACGAGGATATTCATTGTCGAATAAGTGCTTATCAAAATAAGAACCAGAAAGATTCCAGTCAATTTTTTCGCGCAAAGAGCCATCATAGGGGTATTCATTGGAGATATAATTTATAGAATCAGTATAATATTTCTCAGCAGAGCCATAGCGAGCAAAATTAGAAGCTGAAGAGAAGTCGATATAAGGAATAAAGCGGCGCTTTTGCTTCAAATTACTTTTTAAGTAATCTACTGACTCTATCTTTGCTCCTTCTTTCTGTAAAGAAGAATCAGATAAAACCTGTGTATTTTTGTTTTTTCCGAAAAGATTCTTTATATCAGACATACTTCACTACTCTTTTACACGAAATTTAAAAACTTCTGGCTGTTCTTCGTATGCGCCGTTAATATAATAGAGAAATTTAATTCCATAAGAATATTTCGGCTCCAACAAACGCATATCTAAGTCAAAATAGCTTCCTGATGTGTCATAAGAGAGTTTGGTGTGTTTTTCGCTACCAGTCCCGTATGCCACTACATCATAGTTGTCAATTTCGCGATAAACCTTCCAATAAGCATTTTGAACGAAACTGTTTTCAATTTCTTTCGATGCTACAGAGTAAATAGTTGGGCTCCAATCTTTTAATCGAGTAAACAAGCGTAACCTGACTAGATCATTGTTAGAATACTCAGACATCAAATTGGTTATAGTTGTAACATAACTGGGGATAGAAAATATATTAGATGCAGCAAACGATTTTGGCACAAATGCCCCAGTGTGATAATAAACACTTCCACTAAACCAGCGGTCATAAACATGACTTGCGGTAGTAGAAAGCGCGAAGGACGCACTATAAACGCCAGTAGAGACATGCCCGCCTGTTACTGGTTGTTGGGGTGTTGTTGTTAACTGCTCACCCCCAGACGCTGAAGTATGGACTGTAACAAAAATTTCGCCAGTGCCAACATCTGCTAGATTTGTGGGTTGCCCTCTAACATAGTTGTATAAATAAAGAGTATTAAGATTATCTGCTGCACTCAAATTAGAGCTGGAGATATAAAAGTCTCCTCTGTTGTCTAATGTGGAATTATCCCAACGGGCTTCAATGATAGGGCGTTTGAAGAAGTATTCGCTTTCTCGGGCAGAAAACCTCTTAGTATAATAAGAACGACTTCCGCTAGCCTGACTGGAAGTTAACATCAATCCGATGCCATAATTTGAATAATCGCCAGATAACCACTTCTCAACCAAGCCGGTAATCTTTATTTCGACATCTGCGGTTCCCTCGGTGTAAGATTGTTTGTAGTTAAACTCATCATAAACGGGCGAGTCTGCGCCCATCCAAGATGCGCTTAAGAAGCTTCCACCCTGGAATGCTGTTGAATTGGCGTCTACCCATGGAGTATGCGCAGAAGCATTAACCCAGTTAGAACCTGTTCCGCCATAAGTCAGATCGGAATAATTATCCATATCTAAGCCATAACCTTCTTCCCAGGATTGGGAAACTGGTGAAACAACTAGAGTAAAATCGGGGGGCAATGTTCTATCATGAGCAACATTAAAAACTCTTAAATAAAAATCAACACTTCCGCTTGCCGGAATCTTTCCCGTAGTGCGATCTGTTTGAATTTTATATAAGCTATTCGGTGTTGAAATGTCCGAAGACATAACGGGAAACTGGAGAATTGTTTTTGCCTGTTCATTGGATGAGGAGTTTGCTTGTGCATAGATTGAAAAAATTTCCAACGAATCAGATCGACCCATGTTTGAACCTGTGCCGCGTGTTATTAGGTTAGATTGAAAAGCATTTGTAAGCGTGTTGTTCTTGATTGCCGTGTATCTCTTGATAGCCATTTTACTTCACATTTCCCTTGATATCGCTTTGAGGGTATTTTATCTCCAAAACTGCATTTTTGGGAACCACTATATACCGGTCATCCTCAGACATGTTATCATCAACATTAAAAAGAACTTCATTGGCATATCCTGTTCCTGTTTTTTGAAAAACCTTAACACGAGTGGTGTCTAATATTCCTGGTGTTTTATTCAGGTGCGAAAAGATTTCCCCAATATGGAACGGTTCACCAATTTCGAACTTTCTCTCATAAAAAACAGACAAGCTTGCCACTGCATTGTTTAACACTTCGAAAGGATTTGATTCTACAGTGGAGACTGCATCAAATTCAATTCCAATGTTTATTATTTTAGCGTCCAAAATATCAACCGTATCATTTATCATTCTGGATTGATTCAGCCATTGTTTTAAATTCTGTTTTATTGTAGAATTAGACTTGGAAAAATCACCGTTTGAATTCTCAGAGAGAACATAAATATTTAAGTTTCTCTTTAGCGATCCTTCGTCCTTAAAGATGGCTGCTCTTTTGATTGCCCCATATTGAGGGGGCATTGAATAACATAAAGACTTATAATCTAGAGCAGTAACTGCTCGATTTTGGGTAGAAAAAACGTTATTAATCCTTTGTTTGAGTTCATTAAGTGTGGGAAGACTTACATCCCCAACAATTGGTTCTTCGTTGTTAACCTCCAAAGAGTTTACAACATTGGACATTTTAGAGGTGCTAAGCGAGTTGGGGTTCGCAAAATCAAAGCGTGGTTCCACAGCGTTGATAAGAGAGTTAGCCGAAGCGTTCACATAACCCATGGTATTTGCTCGATAAGTTACTGTGAGGGTTGTATTTGAGGGGGCTACTCCAAATTTATCTGTTGAGATTAAATTGGTAGGATCAAAAGAAACGTCTGACACATAGTCCTTTCCATGAACCTTTAAGACAGACTTACTTGGGTCGATGAGAGGATCCGTTGTCACATCCTTTTCGCTGCCAAAACCGAATTGAATAACCGTGGTTCCACCAAGCAATTCGGCAGTGAATCTGCGGGGAACTGCAAATGGTCGCATCGTGGATGTTGTATCGGATGAATTTGCTCCTGTATTTTGGACTGCACGATAAACTACATCTTGCGAGAGATAATCTACCTCATAATATTCATTACCCAAAGAATCTTCAATTGAGATAATTTCACTGATATTAGAGCCTCCGAGCGAAATACTAAGAAATTTCTGGAAATCTCCAATGGTAAACTTCTCCTCGTACTCTTGACCAGAGGTGACAAGACCAACAGCTTTAATCGCATAAGAAGTGATATTTCCGTTATCCTCATCGACAGTGGCAACCACTCTGTCGTTTTTGGGGTCGGCAAAATTAATATCTTCATTTAAAGTAAAAGCAACTCCATCAGCAGTTGATATTATACTTCCTTTTTTTAATATTGGAATATAAGTTTCGTCAATTTCGCCGGTTGCGGCACGAGCAGGTATTATTATAAAAAAAGACGCCAAGCCTGATGAAACTGGCGTGCCTTTGAAATGAAACCCTAATTGCCTACCAATTCTTAAGACATTATTATATTCGATTGCTGTATCTAGGAAAGATTCATTAACTTCATAATCAAGGTAAAATGATAAAATGTCGCCCACATAAGCCACCATATCAATCATCATTGAGCCAAAACCGGCTTCAGAGAAGTCCCTAAAAGTGTTGGGGTAATATCGCTTGGCATATTCTACCAAGTCGTTTTTGATAGTGTTAAAATCGCGAGATGTATATTTGATGGCTGGATATTGTTTCTTGGTTGACATACTGTTCCTCTTTTAAAAAATAATTAGTTAATCGCTCCATTTACAATAATAGCATCGCTCAACTCTAAAGGAATAATACGATATTCTACTTGCACATAAAGTGTATTGGGTTCAGATGACGAATCTTGAGAAGCTGAATTAAAGACGATATCCGTTATTTCTAGGTAAGGTAAATATTTGTTAATCTGTTCTCTAATTCTGCTCGCAACTGAGTCGTATATAGTAGGATCATCATTCTCGAAAAGAAACCTTTTAAGACCAATGCCAAAATCCGGATTCATCATCTTCTCTCCGGGCACCGTAAGAAGTAAGTTTTTTAAATTCTGTTTGACAAGAGTTACATAATCACTTATCAAATCATATCCGGTGATAAGATTTCTGTTAATTGGCAGTCTTGGAGATAAATAAGGCATTAAAAATTCCCTCTGTAATAATTAGAACTTTCATTCATTTATTTCTAATAACCTCCAGACTGATTTCCAGAACCATTAGTGTCACCAGTATTGCCAGCACTGATACCTTCTGGTGGAGATGAGCCAGCGGTTATTTGTTTGTTGCTGGTCTTTAGCAATTTTTTAAGTTGGGCAGGTGTTGTACCAAACTCAAGTTCATGATCAATATCACATTCTTCAGTGAGAACTTCTACCTCTAAGTTGTCCTTATCATTTTGTAATTGACTGATCCAGTCATCCACGTATGCGTCAAGCCAATTCACCCGACTATCATCAAGAGCCCAATAAGCCAACCCATGAGGGAGTGTTATTGGTGGTCCCCACAACCATGGAGCAAAAATTGTTGCTGGCATCAATGATAAACCAATCATCCACGTTTCAGGTTCATATAAAAATGTCGCATCAACTGGATCAAACCAATTATCTGGTGGCTTTTGTGTCGCTTCTGGTGAGTGGATTCCGAAGCCGCAGCCCTGTTCCGTTATTTCAAGATTGGCAATCCTCTCGGCAGATGCCGCAAATGCCTCTGCTTGGGCTTTAACAGCATTTGCTTGGCGTTGCGCATCGGCAATAATACCGTTCAAAGTTTGTATAACTCTTTGAATATTTTTAGAGATCGCAATATTAATATCAGATTGCTCCATAAATGACTTAAATATTTTTAAAGGAAACTTCAGTACAAGAGCAAGGAATGCTGCCCATGGAGGGTTAATACCGTTAGCAAATGCGTCAAGCAGATCTTTATTGCCTGTTTGACAAGCATCAGCATATTGCCCGCTTCTCAAAGAATTCAAGAAAATATACATTAAGTTTTCCTTGGTTGGGGCAAACATATTTTTAATATCTGGTAAAGATTCCAAATACATGGCTGAATAAATATTTGTTAAAGACAGCATTCGGTTTACTGGAAATACGTATTTAAACAAGAAAGAATATTCATCTGTTCGTATTAGTTGTTGTTGCAAGTCATCACGAGGGCTTGAGAGTGGAATTGTGTCTCCTGCCATGTCTTCGTTTGCCTTTCCGAACATGTACCGGAAATATCCCACCTTTTTCGCATCATCTGGTGTTTCTCTTTGTGCTCCGCATTTATTTAAAATTTCGGCTACATCATTTTCCACAGAGTATCCTTGAGCCAAATTCATGTCACTTATTTTGGTAAACATGTTTGTCTCTTTTTCAACCGCAGTTAATGGGGTAACATAAATCCTTCTTACTTTTCCGTCAGGAGTTTTCTCTATAAGTTCATATGTTTTTTCTTTTGCTGCATTGATTCTCGCTATATCATTGCGGGGAGTTCCAAAACCCTGGGATGTGGCTGAGTTTTCAAAACCATCTGGTAGAGAAGATACATGCGAAAGCCTTACTCCGAAATAAACACTTTTAAAGAAATCCCTCAGTTGAGGATCGGAAGGTTGAACGATTGGAGGATCTTGGGTTAAAGTGTTAAAATCTGTTTGTCTATTGGGCAACGTATCTCCACAATCTTCTTGGTTGATGGTTGTGGCGACAAGTTCATCGGCAGGGAGTTTTTGAGTTGGGATTGAGCCTTCGAATCGTTTTTTCATATATTGATCCCACAAGTCAATATTAACAACTCCTTTCAACATATTTTGCTCAAGAGCTTGTACGTTTTGGGTGACATTGAGATCAATGTTGCCAACAGCATCCACTCCACGATTTTTAACAAAATCAATGTTATCTTGAATGTTTGGATCTGGTTCATGATCTTCGACCCGAATATATGGCTCTAGGATGACTCCCCCATTTTCTAAATCGAAAGTCGGAGGTACAAGCATTTCGTTTCTCGGCATCCTCCCGTTAGCAAGAAGTTCTCTTGCAGGCTCTGCCATACATTGTCGTTGCTCCTCGGCTAATGTAAAGCGGTTGCGAATTTCAACCATTTCGGCTATCCAGTCGCCATATTTTGCTATGATATTGTCATAGTGACCCACGTTGGTTGGAAGTTGTGTTCGAAAGGCTTCGATGGCGTTTCGTGAGAGTGTTTCGAGTTCAGGAGCACTTCTTGCACCGAGGGTTCCCTTTTTCAACACTTTTAAACAAAAAGAATGAGGTTCTTCGTTGGTGGTTGCCCAATCTTGATTTTCGAAATCGTGTTTAAAATCGATATATTGTTGACGTTCCCATTCTAAAGTTTTTATAATTGTCCGAACATCCAAATCTAATAAGCTTATATAAGGTATTATATTTTCATCACAGTGATATATTGCCGATTCAACATTTTTAGTGATCTCGCTATTTGTTCCTAGTGTGTAATCTTGTTCTGTCCCTTTTCCTAGCACATAATTGTGCCAATCAATCAAAAATGGGATCTGAGTTTCTGTCCTGCCAGGTCTTTGGGAAATGGCGTTTGTAATGATTGTGGAGCCATAATCTTGACCTCGCGCAGTGGCAGATGTGCCACTTTTATATTCGTTGGGCCAAAACAACGCGGAGTCTTGATACATTAACAAGTGGTTAACAAGCCCAAATACTCCCACACCATTAGCCCATCTATTACTGTTTCCGGGAAGCTGTTTGCGACCATCATACCGAGACATCGCCCACAACAAGCTTCCTGGTCCGATCATGTTATAACTGCGTAAGTAATTTACACGTTTTGTGACAACTCGATCATCAGAGTGGGTAATTGCACCATTTGGGTAAAAATTTGGTCCATTATACCACCAAGGACGGTTTGTCCTCTCATAAATAACATATTCACCATTTGGGGTGCGTGTGTCTCCGAGCTTTTCATACCGAAGATAGTTGGGCGGCAGGTCGCGATTTATTCCTGATTGTTGCCCTTTTGGTCCCATGGTCCAGTTTGTTGCAGCTTCAATAAACCTTATGAGCCCGCCAGGAATAGAGTCACCATCACCAATCATACCCTCAATTTCAGCCTGAGAAACGCCAAAAGGAAATGAACCACTTAAAATTGTTTCATTCTCTCCGATGGGAGTTGGTAATTCCTTGCCCACAGCAATTGGAGAATCTATTATTGCCCTCTTAAAAGGAAAACCGTATTTACCAACAAGACCTTCGGATTCATAGTTACACGCATTATTCAAAATGCCTGCGTCTTTGGCGAATGGTTGTTCGCTTGCAGACCAACCTAATAGAATCCCTTCGCGGAAAGCATTGACATTGGGATTCACGGTGCCTGGAACTCGACTGCTTTGGGCAGGAGATGTAACCGTGCCTGCGGTTGGTGTCCAAAGACTATTTGCGGCATCTCGGGCTTTTGTTTTCAACTCGGATGCTTTGGTAAAAGGTCTTAAAAGATTTCTTGCTTCTTCGTTTTTAATATCTGGTGCAAAATATTCTCTAAAGAAATAACCAGAAGCTTTCTGATAAAGCATTCCCCAGACTCCACCTTTCGCGCCCGATCCGCCACGAATCAGGTTTATTCGCTTTTCAGACAAAGTACCATCTGGGCTAATGGCTGATATAATCTCGTCTGAGATAGTTGGGATTCCGGCGACTGTCTTATAGTTCCCTAGAGTTTTGTTTTTCCAAGTTTCTATACCCGCCTGGTCTTCCACAAGTTCTGCAAAGCGGATTTCATTTGGAGCCTTCACCGGTTCAACCGTTGGAATCCATTCGTCTACCAGAATACTATCGATAGAGCCATCACCCTTAAGTTTAACATGTTTTGCAAGCCTTCTTGACACCGATGCGATTTGGTTTCTAATAAAAAACTCAAGAGCGACTCTAAAATCTGGGTAGTTGCCCTCGGAATCTTTATTTTCCATACTCAGGGGATTACTTTCAACATTTCGATTGTACAACCCAATGGTTTCTTTTTGAAATTCAGAATAGTAAGTTGTTCCGATTGAACGGTTCTTCAGGGCATCATGAATTTGATGATAGAGATAGTATACAGAAGTATCATCCACCTGGCTTGCGTCGTTAATCACAAAATAATGGAAAGTATAGACTGACTTTAATAAAAACTCCACAGCATACAAACGAACAGTTAATAGCACTGCGCCCGAACGGTTGGAAACCTCAAATGCGCTGTCTTTATTTCCAAGCAAACCTGTGCTGTCAGTTCCGGGCGGCAGATCAAATGCCTCCCTAAAGCACTTAACGTATTCATATTCTTCAAGAACACGTTGCTTGATCAAATCAACATCCAAAAGTGTTCTATAACACAATGGTCCTTGTCCAACAACTTTTGCTGGAGATAATTTAACATTAAGCAGTCCGCGACCCTGATCATCCGGTTGCAGATTTATGTAAGGAGACTGGGCGATTTGATTTGTCATAGAGCAGAGCAAATCTTTAAATTGATTAGAATAGGTATCCTTAGAATATAAGTAATCTATGAACTCTGCTGGATAGTTGGCAGGATCAGTTGTGTTAAGAATACCTTTAAGAGATGCGGGAGTTTGCCGAGGCGAAACTTTCTGTACTGCTTCTCCATTTCGATAGATTGTGTTGCCATTCTCCCAAGAATATTTAGCAAAATCATAAAAGTATCCCTCTTGTGGTTGTACGCTCTGATTTGTTCCCTTAGCAACTTCCAAGTTCTTCCAGTTTAAAATTTCAATTGCTTTAGGATTGATTGGAGAGGTTGCAATCGGACCACCTAAATTCTTTTCTGCCAACGCATCTGGGCTTGCGCCAGATCTCCCCAAGAGAGGTTGTGGCGGGGAAATCAACATATCCAATGAAAACTTGTCCTGCTGGATATTGTTGGTTCCGTCGTCATGTTTCACATCATAAACAATATCAAATGACGAGCCGCCGAGCAATGCCATTTGGGTTTCCATGTTGCTCATCATTTCTTCGTCAGATTTTTGTGTTCTTGTTTCGCGAGAACCGAAAGACGAAAGAATTTCACCCTTTACTGTCCCCATCTGGGCTGCTATATTATTAAAATCTATACCGATGTCTTTGGTTGGATTTGGTAAATCAAATTCATATTTGGTTGAGGTTGGTTGATTGCTTATTTTAAAAATCCCAGCTTCCGGTGAGCACATTTGGTTATAAGAAGTCTTAAGTCCTGGTGCGAAGTTTAATTCTCCAAAATCATAAGTCTCAACGGGAATGGGTGAGGCACCAAAGGTTTTAGCATAGGCGTCCATTGTAAGCGTTTCGCCAGCGTAATTTTTGCCAAGTTCAGGGTGTTTAACATAATCCCCCATTCTCCTACCACCAATTATTGACTGACCTGCTGAAGCAGTTGCTGCGCGATTTACTTGTTCCCAATCGTATTCCTGTTCGGGTGTTGGTCGCGTCTGACCTTCTTCCCACATTCCTGCGCCAGCAAAATTTTTATAATCATCAAATCCAATGCTGCCAAGGAACCAGTTATATAAAATAGGTTCCCCTTCGGGTAGGCTGCCGTCGCTCTCTGTCACAGGCGCAGCAGATTGAGGAATTTTGGATCCATAAGGTAATGAACCATAAGTCACAAGACCTTTGCCGATCATATCCAAAAATTCAGGATTAAAGACCCTTACATCCGTGTCATTTACATTTGCGATTACAGTTCGCTTGACCTCTTTTTTTACAATAGGTCGTTGAGACATCGCGGGGATCAAGCCAGAAAGATCTCTACTAAAAGTTGTATGCAGGGGATCATAAATTGTATCAAGAGTCCCTTTGACCATCATCTGAGTAACAGGATGAGTTGAAGACAGGACGCCTGGGACTATAATGGGATTTCCACTTTCATCAAAACTGCCGCTACAAACCAATGGTGGCAATAGACCTTCGAGAGCATTTCCCTTACCCATCAAAGATGCCAAGTCTTTTAATCTTTGTTTTTTTCTGTCTTTTGATTTTTGAACTTGTTCCCTTCTTTGTTCAGGGGACATTTGTGGATCCTTTTTAGCCAATAACTGCTCTCTCAAAGCAGTATCATCAGCCTCACACAAGCACCTGTACTTCTCAGGAACATTATTTACGATTGAAGTTATTTGCTCAACAATAACGGTTTCTGGCAATAAATTGCCAACACCAAGCCAACATCGTGAAATGTTGTCATCAGTTTCTTCGTCTGTGGTTCCAGCCAAAATGCTATAAATATCAGGAAAATCTGGTAATGCATTCCTCATAGCTTCTTTGGCTTCGCCACCAACATTACATCCCAGCATGGCGTTGCCTAATTCGCCAGGATTTAAGACAGTGGAAGTAAGTTCTAAATATTCTGTTAATTGTTGGGCTGCATTCTTAAACGTTTTTGATTCCCACGGACTCTCATTTCTTAGAACTAGGAAGATTCTTGCAGGAGTTACCTCGGTTGACTCAAAAAGAGTGTTCTCATCTAGGTTATAAAATAATGAATTTGTTGGCATCGCAACAAGACCGAACCTTGCCCAAGTTGAGGCTTGGATCTCCCCTTGATCATCTGGACGGGCGACTCTCGCTGGATCTTTAAAAAGTTTTTCAACCTTATCTTCAAGTATAACTCGCTGATCTTGTGGAAGTTTGCCATCTTGATATTCAGCATATACCTTCTGGGCTTCCATCACTAGAAGTTGATCCTTGTTTTTAATGCTGTTTTTTAGAACACTCTGGGCAAATAATTCAATATTGCCTCCACTACCATCATCTAATGATGAATAAAAGGAGCCCAATAAAATGCTTTCCGGATTAGCGAAACCTAAACCAAAAGCAGATTTGACAATTCCGCCAAAACTTGCTTGACCAAATCTCAACTCAGAAAAAGTTTTGTTTCCTTGTGCATCAGATTCAACCGCGCATTCGTTACAGAAATCGAATAAAGACTTGATAATTTCTATGATCATGCTGACCAGTGTGTTAAACATGCTCTCAAGAATACCAACAAGCATTTTTTCAATAGTATCCTTCATAAAGTCAACTATTGGAAAATTATCAGGAAACTCCATTGTTGGAGGGTTGAATGCGCCCTGAACTGTTGCAGTGGCTTGGGTTAGTGTATCTAATATATCCGTTGATATACCAGTAAGACCGAGTTGTTGATAGTCCAAGCACTGCATGGCTGAATCGAGCAAGCCATCGATCCCAACCTTGTTTAACAGACTATCGTATAAAGAGTCCATATCTTTCATCAAAGATGATAATTGATCAAGGTTTGCCAGAACAGTATCGCCTGTAAACTGAGATGCCTCGTTCATCTTCTTGAGATAACTTTCTCTAACCTCCTCGTTATTCATGTATCCGTTGAATAAAGTGATCTGTTCTTTGGTTACAGCTAGTTGTCGCTGCTCTTGTTTTATTTTTTCATCTTCTTCTTCGCTAAGAACATGTGATTGAGGAGGTGGTTTTGAAAAATCAATCGTTGGTGGTCGAAAAATATATTCTTTAAAAAATTCAGACCAAGAGATTGATTGATTTTTTAAATAAACATCAGCAATTTGATCTAATTTGGTTAAAAGGAAAATGGTTCGATCATGGTTAACACTTGAGTCGGTGAGAAAGTTATTATACCCCTTGGTCAGTTCAACATACCCTGAACCTTGATTTACTTTTGCCACCAAAACTTTATAATCGTCATTGGCATATAGCGTTATAAGATCTGAATTTGCACTAGAATAAACAATGTTGTTAGCTTGGACAAAGGTTGTTAGAGCCGGGAGGAATCCTTTTAGTTTCGTGATTTCGTCATCTAGATCGATATCATAGACCCTCCCGTAAAACTGGTCTATCTCTCCCTTGTATTTTTCTAAAAATGTTGCGGCAATGTCCAGGTTAAGAGATAAATCAGAAGTGTTTAAACTTATTTCCTTGGTTGGGGGTTTAGCGGTATTATAATCAATTGAGTATTCTTGATCTGGGAGGTTGTCAATTATATTACATGGAACAGATATTAATACTTTGATTTTCGCTGAAGGACGTTCCGATATATAATAATCTTCTACACGAAAATTATCTCTTGTGGAGTCTTCTGGTTGTTTTTCATAAAAGTCTAAAACTTTATCAAGTGCGGGAGTAATGCTCTCTGCCAATCGGCTATCCAATTCTGGTCCACCAGTGGTAGAATATTGCGAAAGAATAGTGACAGAATATCTATCCGGCAAACTGCCAGAAGCAGATTGGAAAAAAGGTTTCGCGCTAGAACCTAGACTGGTCCAATCGACCGGCAAAATAGATTTTGCTTTATTTGGATCAAAAGAAGCCATTATTAATTAACATAATTCCATCTGCTACAAATATATTTAGAACTGGATGGTTTGAGTGTGTTGAGATTTAGTGAGCCCATATTTTTTTTCCAACTTTCTAAACTCTCCTGACAATGACCTGTTAAGGCTTGTGCTGTGGAAGGTCCAATGAACCACTTCAAAACAGGATTCTCGGGAAGCTCTGTTTTACCATCCATACCACGATGAGTGTGTTTAGCCACCTCACCATTCATTCGATGTTGAAAGACCAAAAAAGATCCCAAAATGCCCGATAATTCATTAATTCTTTTTTGCATACTCTGCAAACATTCTACTAAATTTTCACCCTTCACCATTGGCTGTAGTGACATAAACTTACCGTCAGTTTTGTTGCCCGCAATTATGTTAATACCTGCAATGCTTTTTGTTGGCTGGCGGCTTTGCGAAGTTGTTTCTTCCCCCGGACCCATTGTAACCAATTTTATTCCGCGACGAGCGATAACTCGCACATCATCTGATTTGATTGCAATACAACCGGCTGGACCCCAGTCCTGCTTGCGTGACTTTTTGCCAACGAAGCCGATTTTTCCTGCGACTAAATTAAAGTTTTCATCAACATCAGATTTTTGGCTGATATAAATTCTTGCGGCATCATGTTGGAACATGGGATGGATATATATTTTTTTATTGAAAGCATCAACCCTCTTTTTGAAAGCCTCATAAGCCACATCTGGAGCCGCAATTGGACCCTTCTCAACAATGCCGTCGCCTATGTCGTCGTAGATGCCTTTCATCATATTGAAGTTGCTTTTAAGACCTTTCCCCACGCGGTCTGTGAAAGAATCGTCAGGTTGGATGTTTGGTCCATACTCGTCGTTGAAGTCAGCTGCACGTTCTGCGATGCTACTTGGACCACATTCAACCACAGAAGACCCCATTCGTCCAACCACAATGTCAATTGCACCTGCTTGTGTGGTGTCAACATATCCTGAAGTAGAGGAGCCTGGGCGATCTCTACCAAGAACAATATATGTATTGTTTGCGCCCTCCCAAACGTCCTCACAGTCTAATTGAATAAATTGTGGCAACGCTTCAGGCATATGTTCGCCACCGACAGAACCTTTCCATCTTTTGGCAGCGGCAGGATCAGCGACTTTATTTAAGTATTGTTTTACATCATCACACAGTTTTGGATCAACTTGTGGTTTATTTGGATTTTTCTTTTTCTTCGAAGCCATTTCTATCCCTCTCCTTCAGGTGGAAATTTGGAAAACATACCATCAGCAAATTGACTCATGGTTGGCATAATAGTGTAATCTACTTCATAATCTCCAATTTGCACTTTT